AACAAAGGTGCAATTGAGATAGAAGAAAGAGGACAGACAAAAGCAGAAAAGAAAATCTTTGGTGAAGATCTTTACTGGTTATCTTCAAGATGCTTTGAGTCACTTATTAGAAAGGAGGTAGCATAATGCAAAACTTTTTAATGATGTTAGCAGCGTCAGGGTTGTTTTATACAGCCCTCTCAACTTCTTTATATGACATGACAGTTACAGATTGTAATGCAGGTATAGAACTAGCCTGTAAGGAGGTAAACAAGTAATAAGTACTTTATTAAACCTAACTCATGCAGAACTAAAAGAAGTTTATTTATTTTAACAATGTGGCATTAGGGTATTTCACAAAAAGCCACCTTAACCAAAGCTAACACTCCCTAGTTAAGACTGAATTTTTTGTTCTATAACCACCCTATGTAAGTCCACACTTACGATCAATTGACAATAGTCGGGAAGCCTGATAGTAAGTTTTTTGCAAGTTACTTACTTGAAAGTTATACAAAACCTATAGCAACACATAGGAAAGACAGGGCAGAGTACAACATTTGGATCTGATCTATCTCCTGACTGATTATTAACCCCTTACAAGGGGTTTTTTTATTGCAATCCTCTACTTGAATTAGGGTATAATCTAGCTTTTATAAAATCTACAGCTTGGTCATCTAAGGTATTATCTGTCTGTTTTACTAATGCTTCCAATAAATCTATTATTAGTTTCTTCATTGCTTTTGATCTTATAAATGCAAGAAGTATTGGTTTAAAAATGCGTACCATAATAAACTGTGTTCCTTTACAAACATACTATAGTTGTTAAATTAAATTTGAACATCTACTGCTTCTGATCCCCATTACCCCATCAAGGTAAGAAGCAGTATTTTTTTATCTTCTTGGCTTTATCTCTGCAACAGCCAGTTCCACCTCTTTGAGTCTATGAAATACCTCTTTCATATCATCATGCATATCATCTATCTTTGTACTTAATAATTCTATAGCAGTTGTATTTCTAACTAGATCATCTCTAGATTGCCTACCTCTATAAGAAATAGAACCGACAGAAACAAAACATGCAGTTAATAATGCTCCACCTGTAGCTGCAATAACTTCTATCACTTTCTTTTACATGTTCTATAGCTATTATGACACTAAAAAGCTATGTCAGAGCAAAAATCTAAAAATCCTCTACAAAAACTAAAAGAAAAATTTGAAGATAAAGAAGAACAATTAGAAATATTAGGTACTTTTATTAGATTAGGTGTTATGGTCTGGGCTGGTTTTATAATCAGCCTTAATTACATAACAATACCAGGCTTAACAGAAGATAGAGAGGTTAAAGATATAACATTTATAGCTTCAGTATTTACAGGTTGTTTGGCTACATTTAATATTACTCCTGGAGGAAAGAAAAAAAAGGATAATAATAATTTAGAGGGTAAATCTATTGCAAACTCTAACGGAAACGTGCAAACTATAAGAATAATACAAGAACCAATTAAAATTATTGGTGCTACTGTAGTTGACCCCAGTAAAAAAGAATGAAAAAACTATTATTAATTTTTGTATTAGCATCTACACCTGTATGTCATGCTGATTTATCGCATAGCATTACCAGTTCTGTAAAACTAACAGTTGGAGGTGCTACAACATCTTCTGACCGCATAGGAAGCAGTTACAGTATAAGTGGTACAGGAGTTGATACAACCTATACATCAGGTGGCAGTGCAGTTGCTAATGGAGTTGGTTCTTTAACTATTTCATCAGGAGTAGGTTCAGTACCAGATTTAACAGTTACACAGGATGTTCCAGCTAATAGTTTTTCCTTTACTCAGTCATTTACACAGGCAGATCCATTAGCAGGTAGTGCAGTTACTACAGGTGAAACAGCAAACTTTTCAGATTTGACAAGTGTTGCAGGTGGTACTGCAGGGAATTTAGCAGGTACTATTACATCTGCAGGTGCAATTTCTTTAACAGCAGGTGGTCATAATACAGAAGCAGTAGGACAGGTAATAACAACACTTATTATTGAATAAATTATGTACAGGTTTTTATGGCTGTATGCATTATTCTCTGCACCTATGTATGCAGCACCAGTAATCCCAAATTTTCAGCAAGGGGTTTTACAGCAACACGTGGAGACAAAAAGTACAATAATCGAGGATATAAAAAGTTTTGATATAAGGAATGGTTATCAGCTAACAGTAGGAGGTGAAAACGTAAAGAGTAATACAGGTGATGTAGCACCTGCAGGGTGGACAAAAGTTAATACAACTATTCAAGGTGTTGGAACTACTTATGTATCACCAAATTTAGATAATAAACCAACATATTCAATTGTTAATGAAGGTGATAGCTTTATGTATTATGAAACTTTAGAAACCCCAGGTATTATCAATTTTACTCATATTATTAGGGAAACTAGTGTGCAAAGTATAAGTGATAGTACTTCTACGTTTAGTCAATGAAAAGATATTTATTTTTACTGCTGTTATTTAATAATCCTGTTTTTGCGAATTCTATCAATACGACATCAAATTCCAGTGGCCAAGTTGTTAATCAAGCTGTACAAGTGGTACCTTCTAGACAATTTCAATACCAGATGAATGGCATTAGTTGTCAGGGTGCAACATTAAATATTTCTCCATTTGTTTCCACAACGTATGGATTTGCAACGCCTTATGAACCATATTTTGACAGGCCAATATATTCAACAAGAGATATAGAAGGTGATACAGATGATAATGGTGCAGCTATTGGTGATGGTGATGTGGATGCAGGCCATAGGGGTGAAATCTTATATTTTGAAAAGGTGCGTACAGGTATGAGACAGTCCAACACTTCTATAAATGGAGGTATTACTGCAACATTCTCAATACCTTTAGACAGAACAAAAGTTAAACAATGTAGAAAGGCAATGGAAAAACAAAATGAGTTATATGAAGCATCACTAGCTGCTAAAAGATTAAATTATGAAATGAGTAGAGCAAAAACCTGTGCAGATAATTTAAAAAATGGATTCAGATTTAAGCCTGGAACAGCAATGGCAAAAATATGCTCTGACATTGAACTCATAACACCGCCAAATGTTGAGCATACCCATAAAATAAAATAATTTATTGCAAATAAAAAGAAGGCAAGGTTCACTAGAAAAACCAAGCCTTCTTCTCACTTAATTAAGTATAAATATATTAATACATTAGATAGTTTTTTATAATTTATTTAATTTTGTTTTAATAGGTTTTTTACCTGTAAATCTTGTTCCTTTTTTACCTATAGATTTTTTTACTTTTGTTATGACTTGTTTAAAAATAGGTTTAAGTAATTTTGTAAGAAAAGGTGTAAGTGTAGCTGCTGTTGTAGCTACTATTGTTATTGCAAATGTTGTACTGACTACGTTTAGTGAAGGCAGATATTTTTCCGTAGCTGAAGTACTAGCCCATAAAACAACACATTCTTTTGTTTCTTTTATGTACTGATAACCAGTAACTTTTTCAGTACCTTTACTATTTAAATCACCTATACGTGGGTTGTTCTTTTTTGGATCAGGGCATGGAGGTTGTTCTGTATTAACATCAGGTATTTCAGCATCTTCTGTTTCATTAACAGGAGGTTCTATATTAGGTGGTTTGTTGTCTTGTTCTATAATTACTAAATCTTTTTTGTTGTAATTTAAAGGTTCATAAAAAGGCAATGGACAGATATTAATATTTCCTGATGGATCATCTATAAATAACTGATTATTAGTTGTACCATCCCTTCTGATAGTGGTACAGGGCATATTAAAAACAGGTGGTAATGTTCTTGTTATATGTTGTCTGTTAGGTATAGATGACTGCTTAGGTATGTATATATCAGGTATTCTAGGTATTGCAGAATTTTGAATAACATCAATTTCTGGCATTTATAAATTTATAGGTGCTTTTGGTTTTGATGGTATAGCAGGTTGTGTAAATTTAGGTATCTGTTTATCTATTAGACCAGGCATATTTTCTTTTAAATTATCAACAATAATATTTTTTATTTTTTCCTGACCTTTAGGACTTGTTATAAATTTATATGCAAAGTATGCTGAACCTAAAGTTGTCAGAGAAGCCAATAGGCTGATGACAGCAAAAAAATTAATTATTTTTTGAAACATGTTAAAAGAAGTTATTAATAAGATGGTAGCACCACTTACATTTATGACGCTATTTCTTCTGGTTGGATTGATGCCTCTGTATCTGATGGCTGCGATGCTTCGGGTGTCTCTTGAGTCTCCAAAATCTGCTGTTCCAGCAACTTCATCGCACCATTGATTTCATGTAAGGCAATAGTTTTTGTCTTTCTAATGCCAGTTGTTGTAATTTTTCCTGTAAATTCATTTATTCGTAAACTTTTTTACCATCAGTGATTGCTTTATCTATATCTGTAAAAGATTCAGATGTCCAGATAGAAGTTGTTTCATCAAGTTTTTTATAGCCCTTGATAATTTCAAGATGCTCTACATTACGCTTGATCTTGTCCTTGTATTCATCATCAGTTTCATCTGATGTCTTAGCAGTGTTGATGACAGTTACACTATCACCAGCAGCAGAGAATATTGCTGCGATTTCATCTGCGGTTCTTTCTTCCATAATTAGAAATAGATTTGTTTACAGTTTACCCTGCTTCGAGGGCTGTGACTTTTGTTGATAATTCTTTGATTGCATTTACAAGTATTGGTATTAATTGATCTCCTTTAAATTTAAGGTTATCAGAATCTTTATTATCAATAACTACGCTATCAGAGCCTTCCAAAGCAAGAATATCTTGAGCATAAAATCCATATCTTTTATCACCATGCTTTTCATCAGAGTCACGATTTTTTCTAAACCAAAATGATTTTGGTTTTAGTTGATTTACAAAATCTAAACCATGAGAAACAACACCATCTTCAATTTTATCTCTTTGATCTGAAGTAACTGTAAAAGCTACTTTTATAAAAGCATCTGTAATATCGTTATTACCTAAACATATTCTGTTGCTATCTGTAGTAATGTTTCCTGATGGTGAACTAGAATGACCAGCAGCTTTACCTAATAATAAATTATTACTTCCAGTAGTAAGAACAATACCTGCATTTAAACCCATAGCAGTATTAGAACCGCCAGTAGTCAATACTCCTAATGCTTCACGACCTACAGCAGTATTAGAACCTCCAGTGGTACAAGCATCTAAACAGGCAGATCCGATTGCAGTGTTTGTTCCTGCAGTTGTGCATGCCTGTAAAGCACCACTACCAAAAGCTGTGTTGTCGATAGCTGTAGTATTAGATCCTAAAGCATTATGACCCATTGCAGTATTGTCAGAGGCAGTAGTATTAGCATCTAAAGCACCACTTCCGACTGCGTTGTTGCGAGTTCCAGTTGTGTTTGATATTAAAGCGTTAAAACCATAAGCAGTATTATTAGAAGCTGTTGTGTTTAAAAATAAAGCACCATGACCCATTGCAGTATTATTACTGCCAGTTGTATTAGCACCTAAAGTATGAACTCCTACTGAATTGTTATGACTTCCTGTTGTATTAGCATCTAAACTCAAGCCTCCCACAGCTACATTTAACGTCCCACTTGTGTTTAAAAATAAAGCAAGATTACCTACAGCAGTATTATTACTTGCTGTTGTATTACTTGTTAGTGCTTGCATACCCACAGCCACGTTATCTGTTCCTGTGGTGTTTGCCATTAATGTTTGGCTACCAACAGCTACGTTATCAGACGCAGTAGTATTAGCTGCTAATGCCTGTTTACCTAGTGCAACGTTTAAAGCTCCAGTTGTGTTTTCTGTTAAAGCGTCAGTGCCTACTGCTGTGTTGTTACTCGCTGTGGTGTTTGCTCGTAGTGCATCTTTTCCTACAGCTACGTTACTTCCTCCTGTAGTATTGGTTAATAATGATTGCATACCAAGACCAGTATTTGAGTCTCCTGTTGTGTTATTAGTTAAAGCCTGAGTTCCTAAAGCAGTAATATTGCTTCCAGTTGTATGATCTTCACAAGCTCTGTCTCCTACTGCTGTGTTATTTGCCCCTGTCGTGTTTAAAGTTAAAGCATAATATCCAACAGCCGTGTTGCCATCAGCAGTTGTATTAGCATCTAAGGCAAATGCACCAACGGCTACGTTTTGTGTCCCAGTTGTGTTTGATCCTAATGAATTAACACCTACAGCAGTATTGTTGCTGGCTGTTGTATTTGCTGTTAATGCTCTTTGACCAAGACCTGTATTGTTACCACCTGTTGTATTAGCATCCAAAGAATTATGTCCAACAGCCACGTTTGAATCTCCCGTTGTGTTTACTCCTAATGACCCATAGCCTACGGCTGTATTGTTGTCAGCAGTAGTATTAGAATCTAGAGCTAAAGCACCTATAGCAGTATTTTGTGCGCCTGTTGAATTTGCTTCCAAAGCTAAAGAACCTACGGCTGTGTTAGCAGCAGCAGTTGTATTTGCTCCTAAAGCGTTTCTTCCTACTCCAGTATTACTATTTCCTGTTGTATTAGCGTCAAGAGCAAAAGCACCTACAGCAGTGCAATGTGCAGCAGAAGTTAATGCACCTAATGCAGCTTTACCAATAGCAGTATTATTTTCACCAGAAACAGAAGCATCTAAAGCACTTTCTCCAAGAACAGTATTACCAGCAACAGAGTTTGCTCCTTTACCTATATTTATTGAATTTATCGTGCCATCTAAAGGGAAAGCAGGTGCGCCTGCCAAAGTAAATAAATTTATAAAAGCATTACCTGATGTATTGTTTAGCTGCATCATGCTAGATGATGTATTAGCAAAAAATTGACTTGAGTAATTTGTACTAGGTGCGGACGATCCAGAATTATTACTTGATATTGCTAATAAAGCATTATTTATATCAGCCCTGACATTTGCTCCTGTGGAGTTATCTATAACATAATCGTGTTGTGCCATTTCCTAATCCAAAATTTTCTCTAAGTATATCTTAAACCAACACTAACTACCACGTCCGAAACCTACTGCTGTATAACTAAATGTTTTATTTTGAACAGCATTTCCAGCATTTGTAAATTTTATTGTAAAACCACTACCAGATATATTAGTTAATTCAAACTTATCAGTACCACCTAAGTCATTTGCAGTAATTCCAATACTAGGAAGTTGACTGCCAGCACTAACACTGGTACCACTAGATCCTGTGAAAAATGTATTATCAAAAGTTATCGCAAGGCCAGATGAACTTGTACCACTACTTAGATTACTTTTCTGTTCTGTTCTTCTATCTAGTTCAGCTTTATATCCAAGCTGATCTATTTCAATACTTTGTGCAGGATCAAAACTTAACATTTCACATCTGAACTTAAATCCTCTACCGACATGAGTTCCATTAGCAAAGGTATTAAATGTCTTGCCTGTAAAATCACTATCCTGATAACTAGAACCATTGGAAGGTGCATCAGATGTTACTGCTACCAACAGTTTTGCGTTGACATCAAATGCTGTGGCTGCATCGAAATCAGTCCAAGTATCAATGTTACCTGATCTACTATCTATCAGATCATTAGGATAAAAACCCTGCGTCACAAAATGCCTTGTTAAACGTAAGGGTTGAAC